CAATAGAACGCTTTAATTTACCACTCTTTGTTAATACTTGACCGCCTTTTAAATCAACTTTTTTTCTAGGCTTCCACTTATGAAAAGTATTATCTTCAAATCCCCCATTCTTAAACGATTTCTTAAAAAATTTAGTAGACATACGAGCCAATTCATCAGGCATTTCTTTTTTCACCTCACGCAATTTAGCTTCAACAATACTAAAATCAAATCGATTACTCCTCATAAAACTCAAAGTGTAAGTTACTCGTTTGTAACATCCCTGCTGGTTTAATATCTACCCCATCAAATTGAAACCCCGCTTCTCTCGATGTTTCAAACAATTCTTCGTTGTTCATTTTCTTTGCGATAAACATCTCGAATTTCGCATACAAATAACCATGTAAACAAATCGATTTTAATGGCTTTTGTATTTTACGGAAATGACTTACAGCATTTGCAATCATATCCATCACCGTATTTCCGCTGTGTTCCCAATCGCTGGGTGCTATCTTATTACTCATTTTTGCTTATAGTTTTGTGATTGTTCAAAGTATGGATGTTTTTTGGAAAAAACGACCTTATCAAAGTAAGGGTTCATCTTAAATACATCTGACATACCTTCATTATCTGCGTTCTCTTTTGCTTCCTTAACCTTTTCTTTTTCGGTGCTTATTGGATCGTCATATTTCGACACTTGGTGAATAGTACAACGACAGTTATGTACAATTATTTGGTCAGAAGCTAATGTATATGTTTCATCATCTTCTACTGTTAAATTGTAAATATAACCTTCGTAATCTACATCAGTAATTTTTAATATTTTAACCAATCCATTTTGAGAAACTAATAAATCAGACATATTTAAATCTTCTGCAGATTTCCATCCATCAGTTGTTAAAATAGGGTGATTACCAGTACAAACAAAAAATCTACCTGCACCAGTTAAAATTCTTTTTAATTGTCCGTTAAAAAAATTCTTATGAATAAATGTAACCTTTCTAAATCTTCTTTTATTAGTCAAAACACTATCTCCTATTTCAATATTTTCTATTTTTCTAGGTGGTGTATCAAATCCCATTTCTATTTCAGTATCTGGAGTAAAGCAATTAAAATGATTCAACGGCGAGTATTCCCTCCAAAACTTGTCGTCAACTGGTAGCGTAATACCATCGAAATGACGGCATAAATCGGAAGTTCTACCGTCTAAAATAGCATCGTATTCAAGATAGTTGAAATGTTCTTTTTTGCTCATTATGTCATCCCACTTCGACACCATTTGTCCTTGCCCTATTGCTGTATCATACTCGGTTCTTAAATACGTTTTGTTGTATTTCTCAAACTTTTCATCTGCTATTTTCTTAAACTCATTAAACGGTAATACTTTTCCATTCTCCCCAACCATTGCTCCAATCATATCCATTACTTGAACTTCTGTTTTTGCACCGCTAAATAAATACAAATTCGTTTTAAGTTCTTTTAGTAGAACTTCATCTTTAAAGTCATAATCTAATTCTATGCCGTCAATTAATCCATTTACAAGGTGTTTAAGTGTTCGATTAAATAAACCTTTAGGCAACTTCTTTAAAGTAACTACACCCGTATAAATCAACTCAAATAATCGTTCTTTATTGTAGTCTTTAAATGGATCCATACAATTCGTTTAATTTATTCTGAACATCCATAGATAATTTTTCTTGTGGTTGTTCTATTTCCGTTAATTTAAGCCCTGTTATCTCTTCGATTTGTGTTGAGTCAACTTTATAACCAGCATCGAATAAAGTTTTAACCCCATCAATGAACTCCTTGTTACGTTTGTTTTTCTTTTCGTCCTCCTCTGCCAATTCCTTATCGTTACAAAAAGCAAATGTTAAATTCTCGGGGATAGAAATACCATGTAGTCGCATAAGTGGAATTACCTTTTCATTCATAACATTAGTTACAAATCTATTGTCGTTTTTCTCGATCACTTCTAATGCTTCTTTCACTGCTTCATCTCTACCCCCTAATTTTCCAGCGGTGGAATCCATAGCATCCGCATGACCTAGAATAATTTTAGAAATTTTAGCTTCACATCGTTTCTCTAAATTATCATATCCTAGAAATCCCGTTCCGCTATTTTTAGCTTCCAAGAAACCTACCTCATCCATTGGGTCAAATATACCGTAACCGCTAGACCCTAGATTTTGAAGCATATTCTCTAATTCACCCCTTTCATCTTCATTGGTCTTTTGAGTTTTGGCATATCTAAATGGCTGTGAATATAATTCCACAAAGTCACCATTGTAACCTAATAAGTTACGCAACATTATCTCGTAAATACCTACACGATAAAGTAAACCATAACCACAATTACTAATACCGCTTTCAGTAGGTGTATCAACGTAAATTAACCAATCCTTGAACGGTTCTTCTGTCAGGAATTGAATACCTTGCAAAGCATAAGTATACGATACTAATTGTAATCGATCAGGTGAAACATTGTGTCGTTTAATTATATGTACATTGTCTAATTTGTCGTCAGTAATACCACTAAAGTTAATTAGATTGTACCCGTAGAAAATCGCATCTAATGAATAATTGATTAAGTCAGTAACCCATTTAGATTTCATCTTTTCAGTCCAAAATTCATCAATTTCACCTTTTTCATCAATTAATTCGAATTTCTTTAAAAGTGTTAGTTGTTTGCGTTTTTCCATACAAGCATAAACATGACCATTTAACACCGTGTCGTTGAATAATCGTTGCATTTGTACACGGTGAGGAAACCATGCGTGTTCCGCTTCCACAATTGCTTCCCTCCACGAGATAACGTCTTGTCTAATACGTTGCAATTGAACTTTAGCAATGTATCTCTCTGCGTGTTTTGGGTCGTTATCTGTTCTATACGTTTGTTGACCTGCCCCAGTTAATGGATTTACAACAGGAAAAGCATAGTTAAGTATTTTTCTTAATGGATTCATGCCTAGTAATTGTTATAGTTTTTTACATTTGACCCCCAACGAATACGGCCACCTTGTTTTGGTTGTAGCAATGGTATATCTGCCGTAACTGCATTATTCTGCCCTCCTGCTTCCATTAACCATTGAATGGCATAGTTGTAATTGTCTTTACGTAATTGTGGAATGTTGTTAGGTGCTATTCTCATGTGTATTTTGTACAACACAATATCCAACAAAAACGATACTAATTGTATGCTTCGATTGTCTTTATTTTGCCAAGTTACAACCTGCCATTTTGAGCAATCGCTATTAGGAATAACCCCAAGATTAGTAGATTTAGAAACGTATATTGATCCATTGTAATTAACTATTTGACCGCTTGTGTAAGTTGTACCACTTGCATAACTACCGAAGTCAGTAGGTACATTGTAAGGTTCAACACCAGTAAACGAATAAGGTATTTTAACACCCCAGTAATACTCACCTACGTTTAAATCAGTAGGCATTATGTTTATATTTGGAGACTGGCAAACGTATAGATTATTCTTATAAAATGCAACATCTCCCTTTACATAATTTATCTTATACGAATATCTAGGAAAAGGACTTGCAACACTCCATAAATCATATTGACTACCCAATAACCTCCAATGTGCAGTGTTAAATGATTCAGGTGTAGTTATCGCAGTTGTACAAAGATACACTAATCCACTATGAACACAAATAGAATGTAAAGCATAAGTATTTGTAGCAACGTAATCCGAGCCATCTAATTGAACTAACTGATTAGCCAAATAAGTTTGACCGTATGAATAAGTAGCAATATCGGTGAACTCATCCTCGATGTCGTAACGCTGAACTAGATAAGAAATCATTTCAGCTTGTGCCACTAACTCACAACTAATCCTCACACTATCATTGTTTTGTGTGATTTGTGCCAGTTGTGATTGCTGTATAGTTAGATTATAATAATCTTGTAATCGTAGGTATGCCATATTGAGAATAAAATTAAATTATCTTATTCTATTACGACTAAAAGTATAGTAAATTAATCTATAAGTTCCGTGAAGATTAATGTATCATACGCTAATTCATTTTCATGGTAAATATCAACATGAAAAACAAATGTTTTATTTTTATCTATTTTAAAATCAAATAAATTATCTTTTAAAAAATTATCTAATTCTAAAACATCTTTTGAATCCAAATTATTTTGTAAACAGTAAAAATAAAAGTGTGGCTCAAAATCTCTAAAATTAAAAGCTCTATAAGTGTTTTTTTCATCGAATTTAAGCCCTTTACTTGCTAAAAAAGATAAAACATTTTCGTGGTAATTCATAACTTTATTTTTTTTTCAAATATACAATTAATATCCGTGTTTAGATGGTTTGTTGCGACCTAAATTAAATGTCATAGGTTTGCCACCTTTTAAGTATGATTGGAATTCCGCACCAAATGCGGAACAAACAATGTAATCAAATAAATCGCTAAAGTGTCCTACTTTTTGATAACGGACTTTTGTTTTCGGGTCGGTGTCCATTTCCTTTAATTTCGTTCCGTCACTAGCTTCCTTTAACATAATAAAGTCATTAATAGCCGTCTTACAATTTTCACCGATTGTAAATGTCAAGCCCTCAACATTTCTATCAAACACACTATTAATGAAATTCCCTCGCATAACAACACTTGGATTAGATGGCATTACTCGGTTAGTCGGCTTAAAGTGCTGTAAATATTCCATTATCAAACGATAGAAATTATACCCTTTTTCTAGTTTAGTATCTTCCTTGTTAGCCGTAGCATCCCCATAAATAAACATACCGCTTTTATGTCCTTGAAACCTTTTAGAAATCTCACTACATACAGCCTTAACAGTATTGTAAGGTGTTATTCCTTTTACCTCATCAATCATTATTAACTCCTTGCCTACAATTTGAAATATACCACACGGTAAGTAAGGATTCACGTTGTCATCCCATGAAATATGCAGAGGTAAGCTAGGATTATAACTAACAGCTTTAACGTGTTCATTAACTTCAAAGTCCTTGTAAAATTCACCGCCCGTTTTTAACTGAATATCCCAATTACCCATAACGAACACCTCGTATTCAAACCTAGGCAAGTTCTGTAAGTTGTCGATATATGATTGTGGTAAGTGTGGATTATCGGTTATTTTAGCTGGAATATAAGCCCATGTTTCGGGAAGCGTGTCGGACTTCCATCGGTCATAGATTAGATTCTTTACCCATCCGAACGTAGGGTTACAAGTCGCTAATATAATTGGTTTAGGTTGTATTTTAGCATCGTTAATAATCCATGATCCAGCACGTTCAAAAGCCTTGTAAAATGTTTGTTCTTGACATTCGTTAATCTCTTCAAATAAGAATCCATTAACCTCCAAACCTTTCATCCAATCAATATCCTTATCCTGTGCATAATTCTCTGACTTAAATAAAATAACCGAACCATTTGGATGGTAGTATTCATAAGGTGATTGCCTTATAACTCCACTTGGCTCTAACTTCTTAAATGATGGTATTGTTGTAGTCCTTAACTTCTCGCTGTTTTCACGAATAACACACCATCTAGATTTGGGAAATATTTGGCACATGACCAATAAGGCGGATAACCCCCAAACTGATTTACCCCCACGTTATCGAATGGCACCGCCATAAAGCACGAAGTTATACTTCTCACTTTGTAGCAACGCCATCGCTTCCGATTGTTTAGGTGTTAAATTCATATCTGTATTTCGTTATTACCCCAAACGATTGTCTGTCCTTGTAAGTCTTTACCATTAGTCGTAACATCAATCATTTGCTTAGGCATTCCAAGACGGTATTTAAGCCAAAGTTCAATAGCCTTAATATCTCCAGTTGCTTCTATTTTATCTGCTAATTTTTGGAATATCTCTTGAGGAATAGCAATAGCATCCATAGACTCTATAAGCTGAAATAACTCGTCTTTTTTTAGTCTACCTCCATTACTATGACCTCCGTTATATTTTCTCTTATCCATAAAATTGAAAAAAATTGAATCAATTTCGCAAATATACAAAAATCCCTAGACAAATTTAATTATCTAGGGACTTTAAAACAAACTATTTATTTACTTTCCATGCTGATAGGTTGCAGAATCTTCTACCATCTTGAGTTACGTAAACTCTGGAATTGAATTCAACTGTTACAATGTCGTTTAGTGCATTGTACTTAAAAAAGTTTTCGACTTTGGTGTCACCGTAAATCTCGAATAGTGCTTCATTAGGATATTGACCCTCTTTCTCCGTTACTTGTATAGTGATACTGTTCTCTTTACCTCTGTTTTGGATATCTGATACCCATGTGATTTGTCCTGTTATTTGCATACTTTAATTTTTTACTAATTTAACTATAATTTCAATACGACCTTTTTTTAAGTCCGCTATTTTTTTAAATGCACCTTCTGAAAGGTCTATGTTTTTATCTTTGAATGCTCCAGTATCATTTATTCGTACGATTACCGACTTTTTATTTTCCTTATTGATAATTTTTAGCCTTGTACCTATTGGAAAATGATTGGATGCACCAGTGAATTTATTTTTATCGAACTTCTCTCCTGACTTCGTTAAATTTCCATGAAAAGCATCACCATACCAAGTACACGTAAAACTCGTTAAACCGCACCAAATACACATGATAAGTATTGCTTTCATTAGTCAAGTATTTTGATCCGTTTCATTTGTCGGTATATATTATTGCTTGTTGTAATGTATCTACGTGGAGTATCTAAAGTTATTTGTTTAAAATTTCTAACTAACCAATCATCACAATCAAAATTTCTAAATAAACACAACTCTCCAATTTCGGGAAGTACAATAGGTCTTTCTTGGCTGAATCCTTGTAAGGTGTATTCGGTGAATGAAAGTGTGGAGTGTAATGATGTTTGAAATTCTTTACCATCTTGTGTAAAAGTGTTGATACACCTACTATCAAAGCTTACCAAAACGCCAAGTTCTCTTTCGTTATTTATATGCTCAACTGTACCCCATCCTTTTGTTATATGAAACACTCTATCACCTTTTTTAAAAATACTCATAACTCTTTTAATTTAATACGTTTAACTCTTTCTTTAATTGTTTTTGTGATGTAAATATACGAATCACTTTCTTGTATATTCATTCCATCGGTCAAAGTTTCTACATTTGTCGCTAAATGATTAGCGTACTTTTGTAAATCTTCTTTATTCGCTTCCACAAAAATATTATCGTCGGGTAAATCCTCTAACAATTCTAACATGATTTGTTGTAGACATAATATCTGTGTCACTGTGTTAATTACTTGATTCATTCGTTATCTTTTTAAAATTCTCTCTAAAACATTCTACACTCATGACTATATCTAGCCCTTTTTGTGGTTTAACTCGGATAAAACCATTACCCCGAATTAACAGGGTAACGATTGATCCATCTCTTTTATCCAAGTAACGATTTAATTCTTTGGTCGTATTCATCTAAAAATATTTTACAGTTATTTACTTTATTTTGCATAGATTCTATCATTGCTGGATCATAATCCAAATCAAAAACGTAAAATCGTTGTTCGATTGGAATGTGGGAGTAAAACACATCTTCACCATAGTTAGCTTCTGCAGGTGTATCTAACAATCCATAAACTAATTTAGCTTTCTTCAATCCAGTTAAGTGCATATACACTTGCAACTGTGCAACGTAATCCGTGTTTATTGGTGAAGTAATCGCATCTAAAAAGGTTTTGTAATTCCAAGAGTTTTTAGTATCTATTACAAACTCATCAGTAATAACATCGGGGACACCTTGAAAATGTTCGTCATGAAATCTAACTTCATTTTTTTCTAATATACCCAAACCTAATCTTTCTGCCGTAATGTCGATTAAGTCATCTTCCATCATATTGCCTTTAATTAGGTATTTGGAATGTATTTCTTCTTTTACTCCTGATTTTTGTTCTGCATAATAGTCTTTCAAATAAGTTATTAAACTTGCACCTAATCCTAAAGTATCTTTGCCTTTTGTAAGTAACAAGCCAGATTGACTTGCTCTCATCCTAAAAATTGTATTTTCCATTATTTCTCTAATAATTTTTGTACCTCTTCGGATACGTTATATTTAATTCTAACTTGGTCTAATGTGTATTGTTTACTATCTAATGCCTTTTTTACAGCATCGAAGTTTGGAGTGTTAGGAAGTAAGTCGGGAAGTGGTTTATATCCCTTAACACGAATACCACCTACTACTTTACCCATCATTCTAATATTTTCATCAAAGTAAAGCTCTATTTTTGTTCCTATCCAATTACCAATGTTACGACTTTCTAATAAAGACAACCCTTTTTCTAATACTAGATTTTGAGATATTTGTTTACGATTAGAACTATTAACCACCATTGGCATTACATCTTCTTCAAACTCTAGGAAGTAACCATCTGTTTTATTTCCTGACACATCTACTCCTTTTGAATAATAAGCATCTTTTATGGTTAAAATACATTTCCCTTTTTCTGCTGTAATTATTGCTACATCTACACCAGCAAGGTGTGTGTGTTTACGATATTTCATTGCATCTATTCCGTGTTCTTTCATGATTTTATCAATTTTAAAAATTCGTCTTTATTTAAATTATTCATTATTGCTTGAAGCATATCCAAACCTAGTGCTATCTGACTAGTTTTGTTATTTGCTTCTTGACCCGTTAAATATCCAAGTATTTTCACTTGCTTTAACGTGGCTTCTTGCTGATCGTTTAGTTTCGCTATTATTGTCATGCTTTCACTAATTTTATAACTGTTAATTTTTCTTTGATTATTACTTGTATTTTCGGATATTTTGTTAATGCTTCCGTGTACATTTTTTCTAAAGTATTGATGTTTTGAATTATTTCATCATACTTAATCGCTTTCTGTTGTGGTGTCATGCTATATCTCCTAAATGTTTTTTTATTAGTTCTAAAGCGAAAATTTTTCCATCTAAATTTGGCATTAATGCTTCATATTTAATGTTGTCTAACTTATATTTTAAGGTATTAATAATTAACTCATTTATTAAATTATAAGTGCTTTGTAGTTTTTCGTGATCAGTCATTTTCTTTTTCTTTAATCATTATTTCTAACTCGTCAACCATTGACTCTGATAATAACTCCGTGATGTCCTCTCCATTATGGAATACTTTAGTAATACAATCGAAACCTCCCCCTGCTGGTTCCCAATGTGTTTGAGGGCTGTATTCTTCCCAATCAAACTCGCAATCTAAATCGATTCCGCACATTGTAATTGTTGTTCTTGATGTTGGCATACTTTAAATTTTAAATATTTCTTCAAATATAAGTATAATATTATAATTACAAAACAATTTCTTTAAATTCTTTTAAACTTCTTACTAAATAATATTTGAAACCTTGATTTTCAATTAGTTTCTGTTGGTATTTTTGTATTTCCGATTGAATGCCTTTTTCTGTTTTGAACTCAACAAACAAACAAACACCATTTTTTAGCATTATAAGATCGGGGAATCCTGACACCGATACTTTTATAGTTTTGCAACAATACCAGCCTAATTTTTTAGCATGATTGATACAACTTGCTTGTATTTTACTTTCTAACATTTCTCGAATTGTTTTAGTGTGAAGTTCCTTTTTTGTTTAACAACTCGATGTATTTTTTCAGTTAACGAACCTTTACCATAAATAAAATACACATCGTTTTCTTTTCTGTCTTTTGTCGTCAATCGATCAATCGATTGTATGTAATTTGTTCCGCTAAATCCAAAGTTGTAAAATATTAAACAATCTGCTGAACTTAAATTTATACCCATTGCAGAACTGTATTGCTGTCCTATGAAATGCTTATCTGTTGAATTAAACTCATCTATATCGGTTGTATGGTTTGGGAATGCAAATTGTAATAAATGAAACTCCTCGATGTAATAATAAAATATTGCTAGTTTTTTACCTTTAAAATATTCTGATATAAACAATGCTTTGGAATTATCTAGTACCATACTATTTCCACTTTCAAACTTAATAGTTCCGCTTTCTAATTGGTGAATTTTAGACATCATTTTAACACCGCTATCTGCCAAAATAGCCTCGCTTTTACCCTCAACAATACCATCTTTTTTTAGCTTATCAATTATTTTTTTATTGCAAGAATCAAAGTATATCACTTTTTCATTTACCTTACTTTCAAATCCTGCAGCTTCTTGCGTAAACTTTAAAATGTATGGTTGTATAACCAAATCAATCAAATAAATTTTAGCACTCGAATAATCGTTTATTGTGCCGTAGCTTACATATTTTAGTGTTGGTTGAGTAAATACTTTAGACCATGAATAAAAGTTCTTATATTGACTAAATGGGCTGTAAACACTTAAATAAAATTGGTGATAAACTTGCGAATACGATTCCGATGCCATTGTACCAGAAAGTAATATTAATGGAATTTTTGAGAAACGTGATTTAAACTCCTTTGCTTTATTACTTGGTTTAGGAAATGTACCCATTCCATGTGCTTCATCTTGTATCACAACATCAAAATCATTATCCATTACTTTAGATAATGATTCGTTATTAATAACTGTTAAATCAAATGTAAATCCAAAATCATTATAATCGTTTTGAATCGATCCAATTGCTTTCTTTTTAGTTAAAAATAATACTTTATTTGCTCCAAATAATCTACAAGTTTCTAAAGCAGTTGCAGTTTTGCCAGTTCTTACACTAAAATTTAAATACACAATTTTTTTATCCTTTAATATCTCAACAGCTTTATTTGATAATTCAAGCTGGTAATCTCGTAATTGTTTTTTCATACTTCTTTTTTAATAATTTAACGTGTCTTTTAACGTGTTCTAAATCTTTCAATACATAGTTTAGCTTACCTATCATTTCTAATCGTTCTGGTTGCTTATCTATTATTTCATGCATTGAATTAGATACTTTTTCAATCTCTGCATCTAAAATTATTGTAGTTAGCTTTGCATCCATTCTAATGCTTCTATTTTAGTATCTAGTAATATTACGTCTTTTCGTACTATATTAAGCCTTATAATCGAATCTTCTAAACTAGATATTAAATCTGTTCTAGTTGAATGTGATTTCTCTAGCCAATCGATTGAATCTTTATATTTATCAATAATAGAATCAATCTTTTTAATTGATATTATGCTATCTATTGTCATTATTCTTGTAATTCTGGTAAATCCCAAATATCAAACTCTTGGTCATTATTATAACTTTTAGTTGCTTCAAACATGATTTTAGTAATACCTCCTGATGTAGTCGTATGGTATTTGATTCCGTAATGTTTAGCATATGATTTCAAACCAATAGTTAAACTATTTTGTTTATACCATTTTCGTAATTCTGGATAGGCATTTAAAAAGTTATCATAAATAGTCTTTACGTTTACCCATTCGTTATTAGGTATTGATGGAATAAATGTATGCAGCTCACTACTAATTTTATCGATTAATTTTCTAATCTCTAAATTTTTTGTGTTTGATCTAACTAATCCATGATTCAAATATTTACGTAAACACTCCATCATATAATTATCAAACCTTGCCCATTCTAATTCATCCCAATCATTAAATAATTTATTGCCAAAAAACATTTCTGGAGTGTAATCTGCGTTAAAAAAAGTAGACATTTCAACCTCAAACTTTCTAGCTTCATGGCTTCCACCATCACCTTTAATTGTATAATTTGTTGTAATAATTATTTTAGGCGATTCTTCAACGGTTAAACGAATTGCATCTTTACCTTTATACTCAATGCAAATTCCCTCTGTAATTACACTAAACAAAGATTCAAAGTTAAAATTACGTTCAACATCATCAAATACCAATATCTGGCAATCTGTTGACACGTTTTGATACGGAAATGATTTATTAAATGTAAATGTTTTGCCGTCTAATGACTGCACGTTTTTAAGTTGTTTAAGTGCATTCCAAATTAATCCTTTACCTGAACGACCATTAGGATTATCGCTAATCATTTCGTCATTAAATATAATCGCTCTATTGTTAGAGTTTGTTTTATATGAATGAAGTAAGTAACCTAAAACGGATTGCATTGTATTGTATCTCTCAACATCTTCACCGCTAACTTTCCATACAAATGTTCTAAATTGTGATTGATGGTGATCTGCTTCAATAAAATTTCGATTAATAACTTGTTTCTTCCAAATAGATATATTTACATCATTGTATTCTATAATTTTACGTTCTTTTTTAGTTATATTTACAATACAATTATTGTAGAAAAAATACGAATTATCTTTATTATCTTTCATAACTTGAATTTCTTTAGTCGTAATCATTGAAAGAAAATCACGTTTAAAATATTTAAGATTTCCACTCATTAAATTATAAACTCCTATTCCTAAATTATTATCCTCAACATAATTAAGTATAAAATCCTTTAAATCCGTTTCGTCTTTAATCTCTAAAAATATACCGTTCTTTTTAATTATATTGAATGTACTATTTTCGTTCGGTTTGTTTTTAAAGTAATTGTTTTGCTCTAAAAATTTTTTAAAAAGATAGTTATTAAGATCAATTTTACCGTTTTGATTCACAGACCAAAAAGGAATTAAATTATTATCATTCATTGATTTTATATTAAAATAAGTGCCGTAAGTAGGTGCGTGGAATAACCTACAAACGGACTTATTTTGATTAATATTTTCGGAGTTTCCACGCTTCGAAGTTTTGCAAAAATACTAAAATAAAGTTAAAATACTATTTTTTTCTTCAATACAATCTTTATGATTCTTAGCATTTATTTTAAAATAACTTTCTTTTAATTCAATTGATATACTTTTTCTATTCATTTTTAATGCACAAAAACCCTCGCTACCAATTCCACCAAATGGACTTAGTACAGTTTCACCTTCATTTGAATATAAATGTAGTATCCTTTCAATTGTATCTAATTGCAAAGGGCATATATGTTTTTCATCATTTCCATCCCTTCCACTTCTATATTGTAAAGTTCTTGAATAATCAATATCATACCAAACTGGAGATGCATATTTTTGCCATAAATCAACTGGTAAATAATCACTTTTACTTTTATCTTTATCTTGATGAGTAATTGGATTTATATTTTCACCTTCATTTCTAAAAAATAAAATGTAATCAGGAATACCTACCCTAGTCATTGAGCTATCTTTTTTAATAGTCTTATGCAATAATCCTAGTGCTTTTGTTCTTTGCATTTCTGTAACTGGATTCTTCCAAATAGTCACACGTGAATGATAAATAAATCCTTGTTCTTTAAACCATTCAGTAATCATTCCGCTAAAATCACGTAATCCAATATATCCTTCTTTACCTTTTTGAATTGGTAAATCCATACAATGAATAGCACATATTCTTCCTGGCTTTAAAGTTCTTTTTAATTCAGGAATTAAAAATTTAAAATGTTGCTCAAATTGTTTATAATCAGAAACATTACCCATATCTTCTTCTTTATCAGAATAAACATATAATTCAGCAAATGGAGGACTAAATACAACTATATCTGCACAATTATCTGCTAGCTTTTTTGTTTCTTGTACACAATCCCCATTTAATAAATGGTAGTTTTCTGTTTTTATTTCTTTATTGTTTATCATAACTTTTGTTTTATTTGCTTTATAATCGTTTTCTGCAGAATATTTTGCCATTTCTTTAATCATTTCAAAATGTCTTTCTTGTTTTTCTAAAATAGTTGAACGTACATTTATTTGAGATTCAGGAATTAAAATATGAACGGTTACTTTGTTTTTTTGTCCGAATCTATAACAACGTCTTACGGCTTGATAAAATGCTTCAAATTTAAAATCATAAGACATAAATATCATTTGATTGCAATTTTGATAGTTCATCCCAAATGAAGCTATTGAAGTCTTTGTAATTAATGTTTTAAATTCATTATTTGCAAATCCATTTAAATATTTTGCTTTATATTCAGGCTTATCAGAACCTTGTACATTTATAGCATTATCTAATTTCTTAACAATTAAATCTGTTTCTGAATTTTTTAATCCCCAAATTAACCATTGATTATCATTTTTATTAACTAATTCAATTGTTTTTTCAATTCTTAAATCAAATGAACGATTTAAATCTTTATGTAAATCAGTAGCACTAACAGCTACATCTCCAAATAAAGTATTTGTATTGTTTTCAACTGGTATAATATGTTCAATAAATTCAATTTCAGGTAAATCGTAACCATCATTATTAAATCCTAGTGTTTTTGGATTATCACAAGCCATAGACCAAGTAGACACATACTTCCAAAATGGATCCTTTGCATGTTTTCTTAATCTCCATTTACTTGTTTCACCTCCATCATGAACAAAATACATAGCTAACATTTCAAGATAAGACATAGCACCTAAAAACTGAGAGTGATTACCTAACTCCATATGATCATTTGGGGATGGTGTAGCTGTACAAGCTAACTTATAAGGAGTTGATTTAAAACTATCAATAATTAATTGACTTGTTTTACCTGAATTATTTTTAAGTATAGAACTTTCATCTAAAACAACACCAGTATAAATAGAGCAATCAATATTTGATAACTGGTCATAATTTAAAACATCTATATTTGAATTGTCTATATTAAATTTAAAAAATTCTTTTTTTGTTTGTTCTACAACAGCTAAAGAAGTAAGCACTAAAACATTTCCTTTTGTTTCTTTTACAACTTTCGAAGCCCATTCTAATTGCATTAATGTTTTACCTAATCCACAATCAAAAAATAATGCAAATCTACCTTTATTTAATGCAGTTTTAACTGCATATTTTTGAAAATCAAATAAGTTTTCATTTAATTTACTTTCATCAATATCAAATCCACTTGATACAAATGTTTTCTTTTTACTTTCTAAAAATTTATTATAATCTTCCATTATATTACTATTAAATTATTTACGTTATTATTGAATATATCTTTATCAATTCGATATACTCTTTTAAATGATTCTTGTATAAATTTACGAGCTACTTCCGAAGCTAAAAATATATCCTTTCGTTTTGAGTTGTTTTCTAGTGTTAAAGTTACCTTAGATTTATACTTATTACACTTTAAAGGTTTTAATACTTTACATGTTTGATTATTACGAACTCTACCAAAATTTGATATTTCATAATGTTCAATTAAATGCTTCCATTGTTCCATAAATTTTTTATTAAATAAAAAAGCCCCATCAAAATGCAGAGGTCGGAGTGTCTACAAATTGATAGGGCAATATCTTAACGTGTTACTATGGTTTCCGACCTAACACTTTGCAATAATAAGTATAATTTTTTAATTAGATACTATTTTCATAAAAAAAATATAAAAACGTAAAAAAGTAAAAACTTTTATTAAATTGGATAAACTTTTGATGCATTGATAATCAGAGTTTTAAATGAAACTTGTTTTTAGTTATTTTGTTGATTTACATAGGTTTACGTATAAAGTAAAAACTTTTTTGACTTTTTTTATTTTTAATGGTATTTGTGTAATATAGCAAAACACTTTCTACTTTTCATTACTTTCTATGATTATCAATAAGTTAAGAGTTTTTCAAGTTTTTTAAGTTTCCTTTAAAATTATATAAATCAAATAGTTACAAATTGATTAAATTTTATACAACTTTTTACTTTTCTCCAAAAAAATACACCAACCTTTACAGATTGGTGTATAATTTTTTTAACCATTCATCAGAATGTTCGATTATCATGCAATGCGGACACTGGATATAATCTCCATGAATTATGTGTGGTTTATGTTCATGTGGCAGTTTTTCACATGATTTACAGCCACATGATGTTTCTAGGTTACAGTTTGGGCATTTCATTATAATTAAATAAGATACAATTGATTTTAAATTAGTTAACTTGTTTTTCTGTTTTATAATCAAATAAGATTATCGTTTCAAAACATATTTAATTATTTCAATTCTAGTCATTGGCACGAAAGTAAATTTACCATCGACCCTACTCATTAATCCTTTATCTTTTATGGATCGTTTAAAGGTACATAATCGGCATTCGATACATTTACCATTATTAGACTTTATTTGATACTTTGAGTCATCGGTGTGGTACATGAATAGGTGTCTATTCTTTCCACAGGTTATGCAGTATTTCATATTAATGTTATTTCTTTTTTAACATCTAACCAATATTGCTGAACTTCTGTAATTAATGGTAAATTATCACGTATCTCATCAACACATCTCCATGCAAATATTTTTGTTTGTTCTTCATTTATTCCGTTTTTATCATACACAGCAAAGTGTAGACATAAATAACCTGCTTTTTCTTTTGCTGTCATAGTTTTTTCCATTGTTCTAAATATTTACCCTCAAAATGTGCTTTTTCATCGCATGAGTATTGCCCTAAATTATTACTCAACCACCATGCGAAATTCAACATTTCTTCATTTTCCATTTCTTTTGCTTTGTTTATTTCATCATAAAAAAGTGCGTTATAAAAATCAACACTAAAAGTGCATGGTTTTAATTTTTCTACTAAATATTCAATTGCTGTCATACCATCACTAAAATTAAAATTACTACCAACGCTATTACAACGAATAACGTACTTACCAAACATCCTTTACCGATGTCGTATTTTTCAGGTTCATTGTCTATTTTCTTCATAACTCCGTTGCTTCTTTGATTAGTTGTTTTATTTTATTCCACATTCCTAATGGTATTGCGTTATTGTCATTTTCCAAACTTTGTAATATTTCTAACATTTCTGGACTTTTTGAAATAAGTAATGCGTTTGCTCTTTGCACCTCTGAAATTTCCACACTATAAGAATTTACAATGTGTAAATCAGTTGGTAAACTATCAAATTTTTCATTTTGAATACAATAAATCTCTTTTGTTTCGTTGTTGGATTGGTAAAATTCTACCTTCCATTTTCCTTGTGTTCCTTTAAATTCCATACTATTTATTTTTAATCTTCTAAATGATATTTTTCTAAATGTGAAATAATTTTTATCTTGCTTTCTTTTTTAATTAAGTCGTTAAACTCTACAAGTAAATTGAATAAGTATTGATTATTGCCGTTTCTTTGAATTACTAAATGTTTGTCAACACCTCTCTCACTTAACCATTGTTTTATGTTGCTACTTGTCATAAATCATTTAATTGTGTTTGAATTTTTATTTTTTCTTGTGCTAATATATCCCGTTTTCTTGATTTTTTAGCATGTTTTTGAGTTTGCCAGCCATCTACATAAGATGAAGTTCTGCATTTTTCTAATTCTAATTCTATTTTTTTTAATCTTTTAATTAACATATCTTCCATAATTTTAAATTTTACATGATTTTACTTGATTATTCCAAATTCTCTTTTCTTCACTACTCAAACTTTCAAAAGTATAAATAGGCTCGGACAACATTTCAAATTCCGTAAAATAAGCATCGTTTTTGTGTCCTAATGAAAGTTTAGTGTTATGCTTTAACATTTCCTTTTCAATCAATATACGTGCGTTTATTTGGCACTTATGTACACGGTTCGCACGTTTGGACAATTCATTAATTATCGTTTGGTTAAAAGGTTGTCGTTGTAACCTACGTGTTAGTGTTTCTGTAGGTAACTTTCTTGCTAAAGTTTGATCCATTTTGTTTTAGTTTTATGTTTAACTGGATAAAGGGAATTATTAACGTAATAAACAAATAGATTATCTATTTCTTTATCAACTTTAAGCCTTCTATTACGAAATACATTTGATCGTGTTAAATCGACTAATTTACATATATCCTCAACTGTTTTGCCTTGTTGTAAATAAAGTTTAATTGCAATCCTTTTCATCTGTATCCATTCGTAGTTGTTGGGTATTTTTACTTTGAAGTATTTTTTCATTTGTTTTTATATTTATCGAAAAATTTTTCAATATTTTCTTTATTTAATTCATAATCTCTATTTATTTTTTCCATTGCAGATTCTTTAGCTTCTTCAATTGTGCTAAAAATAGAATCACATCTTCTTGAAATTCTATCTATTTCATCTTCTTTAATATAAAATTCATCTTTTCTTTTTTCAATCAATTCCATAGGAAGTTTAATTTTATAAATGTAATCTGGATTACTTTCAGGGGGTAGTTCAACACCTACAATAGTACATTCGTACATTTCGTCTCCACTTTTAATAAAAACTTTTTGAAATAAATCAAATTGTTTTTCATTTCTTAAAGTCCCTGCAAATTCAATTGAGTTAGAATGATTTTTATAAGTTCTAATTTTTAAAATTTTATCGTTCATTTGTTTTTAAAATATAAAGTGATTAATAATGTTGCACCTATTACGGTTATAATTAGTTTAAATAGTTTCATATTTCGGTCTATCGTCAGTAAATAACTCTTTTTTCGCTTTTTTCACCCTATTCATTACTCTTTTGTGTTCGTCAATTTTTATTACTATCCAGTACAAAATTGCTCCGATAATTAGTTCTATCATACTAAAAAGTAATTAATGATTTAAATTTTTTAAATCCGTAAGCATTTGTTTTTTCTAAAATTGGAAACAACTCTTTTGCTGTATAACTTTCTTTAGTCATATTATTTTGTTTCATCCATGATTTTACACCTAATTCACATGCTCCCGTAATTAATCGGTAATATTTAATATCAATAACAGTTTCTTTTTTAATAGGCTCATTTTTTAATTTTTCTGAAACTATTTTAAATTTAACGTCTGAAATTGCATTTTTAATAGTGTCTCCATGAGCAGTAAAATTATCTTTTTCAGCAACAAAACAAATTTCTTTTTCTATAACTGAATTATTCATTGAAATAAAATTGTAACCACTATAAATTTTTATTCCTTTAGTAATTTTTTCATTTTCAATTACAAATAAATAACCATCTATATTTTTTACGTTTAGTTTATGTTTTTTAGTTTTAAATAAAGTAAAGTTAGCGTTATAACTAAACGAATCATTTCCAACTGTTGTTAGTGCAGGAAACTCACCGCCCGTAAAGTTATCGTTATAACTAAACGAATCATTTCCAACTGTTGTTAATGCAGGAAACTCACCGCCCGTAAAGCTATTGTTATCACGAAACGAATAATTTCCAACTGTTGTTAGTGCAGGAAACTCACCGCCCGTAAAGCTATTGTTATAACGAAACGAATAATTTCCAACTGTTGTTAGTGCAGGAAACTCACCGCCAGTAAAGCTATCGTTACCACGAAACGAATAATTTCCAACTGTTGTTAGTGCAGGAAACTCACCGCCCGTAAATCTAGCGTTATAACTAAACGAACAATTTCCAACTGTTGTTAGTGCTGGAAACTCACCGCCAGTAAAGCTATCGTTAGAACGAAACGAATCATTTCCAATCGTTGTTAGTGCGGGAAACTCACCACCTATGAAGCTAGCGTTATCACGAAACGAATAATTTCCAACTGTTGTTAGTGC